TCATTCCCCTTGAATAAAAGCAATTCGCTTTGCTCAGTCCCGCCATAAATTCTTTCTCCAATAAAAGTATGACTAAATCCACCTGGTTCGTCAGCTGAAGTTCCATGAAAAGCAATGTAATTAAGGCTTGTAGAGTTTCCAACTCGCAAGTTTCCACGAACATCCAAACGTTCTCCAGGACTTGTTGTTCCAATTCCTACATTCCCTCCAGTTGTAAATAAGTTGCCAATTGTATTCGATGTTCCAACTGCATTGATTGATGTACTTGCAAGCAATGTCCCAGTTGTAATAATCAAGCTTGTCATGTTTGCTGAACTAATCAAGGTGTTTGCTCTCATAGTTTCTACAAGTAAGCCTCCTATAGTGCCTCCGCCAGCAGATAAATTGGATGTTGTTATCAAACTTGAAACAACTAAATTGGATGTTGTTGCTGAATTGCTAATCATCAAATTTGTTGTAGTAATGTTTGTACTTGTCACATTTGTAACTTGAAGATTATTACTCGTCATGTCTTGTGATATATTTAAATTTGTTCCAATAATACTTCCAATGACATGCAGTGCAACTGTTGGAGCACTCGTTTTTATTCCTACATTACCATCGCCTTGAACTACAAATGATGTACTCTCGCCATGCCCAGCATCAATTAAATTATAATTTGTTGTTATTGTATTACTTGAATGTATATTCACAATTTTCCCACCAGTTGTAATGTTTTCATACAACACATCCATTTTTGCTGTCGGTAATATCTTTCCTACCCCCAAATTTCCGCTCGTGCCTCGCACAAAAAGTGTACTTCCTATTGTCGCATCTAATGAATTGCGCAAATTGCTCACATTTAATTCACCTACAGTGCTATTAATAAATGACCCTCCAGATCCTGTCAAATGACTTGAACTTATCGTCCCGATACATTCTATAGTATTTGTACTCGGAGTGGTTGTACTTATGCCAATATTGCCATTTGTAAAAAAATTTATATTGCTAATGACATGTTCATTAAATGCTGGAGCTTTTATTGTTCCAAGTGTTGCACTTGCAAAATTGGCATTTGAAGAATTAATATTCCCACTTGTAATTGATGATAAAATACTGTTGATACTGTGCAATGACGCCGTTGTAACATTGCTTGTTACAATCAAATTAGAAGTCGTCAAGTTTAAAGAGCGAATATTGCCATTTACATCTAATGAACATTGTGGAGCACTTGTACTTATTCCCACAAATCCATTTCCTTGAATTCTTAAAAGTTCGTTTCCACCGCCATTTTTACCTTGAGAAAAAAAAACATGCGAGTTTTGCGTGTTAGATACATGATAATTCAATTGATGATCGGAAACACCAAGCCCAAAATGATTATTTGAGTCCCCTCCATCCCATAATGTAATTTTACTTTCTGTACTTGATGGCGTTATAGAAACTCTACTCAAAGGCAAAACAACACCAATACCCAATTGTCCGGATGTCGTTGTAAAAAGATTTCCAACTGTATTTTGACTTGAAATAGATGTTATGCCATTGACGTGCAAATTGCCAGCAATACTCGCACCACCCGCAATCGTTAAAGCTCCTCCTGCAGATATAGATGTAGAATATTCGGTTGAACGAATACTCATGCCTCCGTCAAGCACTAACGCACCAACGCTTGAATTAATACTATTGCTGGATATTGAAATGCTTAAAGAAGTATCGGATAAATGAAATCGTGTATTCATTCCATCTGGACTCATTTTAATTTCCTTGTTCAAAGAAGAATCCACTATGAAACGATCTTGGGATATACCTTGAACCCTAAATTGACTTGTTGATGTATCCATAATAATGTCACCACCAACGTATACACTCTTTAATACACTTGCTCCTCCACCAATTGTCAATGCTCCTCCAACAGTTGAATTTAACGAATTTGAAGTACATTTGACGCCAATACCCCCATCTATTATTAAGGAACCAGTGATACTACTATCAGACACTGTTGTATTAGACACATAAACATTGCCGTTTTGTATGACTAATGGGGACTGTCCTGGCTCAATAGATATCTTTTTTAATCTTATATCTGCCATATCTAAGAATTAACCAAGATAATTATTTTATAAATCATACACATCGTTAAATTTTTACATAAATTATCATCACATCATAATAATAATAATAATAATGCTTGAAGCTCCATTGCTTATATTCAGTAATTATTGCAATTATTCCAAAGCATTTTTGGAATCTTTACATGAACATCCTAATTTGTTCAATTCATTCAACAAACTTTGTATAGATATCGACAAACAAACTAAACAACGTCCAGAAATATTTTATAAAATTCAAAAACATCTAGGCGTAAAAATAACAAATGTTCCCACTATCATTGTTGAAAATGGCACATATGTCTTATCAGGCGAAGAAGCTTTTAAATGGCTACAATGGTACGCACAACAACAAACCACACCACAACAACAAACCACACCACAACAACAACAACAAACCACAGAGGTGTTGGAAGCATTTAATCCAAATGAAATGGGTTCATTTTCAGATACCTATTCTAAAATAGGTACTTCTACATTAAATGATGCCACAGATCAATCCTTCCACTTTTTGAATAAGCCTGCGACACAAATTTATACACCACCAGAAACAGAAGATTTAAATCCTGATGATTTGAATCGAAAACAAAAAGAACGAGAAGCGTTTACAAATACCCCTTCACGGAAACAAGCCGTGTCAAATACAAACATAAACAATTGGAAATCCAACAACGACAAAAAACGCAATTATCAAGATGTTGATCGAAAATTAGAACAACTCATGGCAGAACGAGAACAACAACTCAATTAAAATATATTTGTTATTACTCTAAATGTTATTATTATAATATTTATTATTATAAGAATGACCACTATAATTATTTTATTGTGTCTATTTCTGTTTTCTATGCTCTTTTCATTCAAAAGACAAGAGAACTTTAAACCTTATAATACATCTGATGTTTTAAGCACAAACCCCACACAACAGGACGAGTTTAAAAAGTTGTTTGACATTTTTCAAAATGAAGCAAGTTGGCAAAACGCCAATAAAGTTGCATTTTTTGAAAATTTTGCATTTGCACAAGATTTCAAACAAGTGACTTTAAACTTTCTTATGCAGAATAAAATAAAAGACTCGCAACTATTTAATAATGACAATATCGAAATTGTTGGTGATGGATATAATATAAAGTGGATTGACACACAAACTAATAGTACAAGAGAATATCTCTATAATATTGATTTGATTAATAAATCTAAAGGAATATCATTGAAACTATTGGCTCATCTTGCAGTATCCAATATTGATATTTACACTCAACCTAACAACTCTAATGAGCTTTCAAATATAAATAAACTTGATTTAAATCATGTCAAAGTGCTAAATGTATATCTTGACACAAATACAACTTTGCAATTTGATCCATCACCATCACCACTTTCCCCCAATCACTTTGAAATTCTAAACACAATGTATTTAATGGAGCCATATCTTACCACTGGAAAATCGATGAGCATGAGTGCATCTATGAGAAACGATTTTAAAACTAAGCTAGCGCAAATAGTAGAAAAATAAAATCTTGAACTAATACTATACAATATACGCAAAAATGAGACACGTTTACAGAAAAAGCAACAAGCGCCGAAGTCCTAAGCGCTCAAGCCATTTAAAAAAACATAGCAGTCTAAAAAAACGTAGCAGTTTAAAGAAACGTAATTCAAAAAAAAGATACTCTAAAAATGTCAGATCTCCAAAGAAAAGCCATTATCGCATGAGAGGTATGGGTACAATTTTTAACTTGTATGGACAAGCCGGTGGAGCAACTGAGGAGGAATATTTAAAAGTCAAAGAACAGTTAAAGGAAGTCAATGCAAATCTTGCCAAAGAAAAAAACCAAGAACGAAAAGAACAGCTCCAAAAACTTGCTGGACAATTAAAAGTCCAAGCATCTTTGGCTAAATCTAAAATGCAAGAACTATTAGTAAATGCCGCCAAAACTGCTCAAACTGCCGCACTTGCATTAAATGAACAAGTTAGAAAATCAAGCCCTAAAGTTAAAGAAGTGTTGATTAAAAGTGGACAATCACTCAGTCGCGGGATGCAAACGGTCGGCAAATCTGTTCAATCTGGTGTTAAATCACTCAGTGAAAAACTTCGTGATCAATATGCGCAATATCAAGAAAATCAAAAAGAAATTCAACACATTAAACGCAAAAACGCGTTAGCGCATAAAACAAAAAAGCTTTTAGAACTTCAAGCAAAAGACGCAACGACGTCTAGCGCTTAACTCAATTCGTGTTTATTATTAAATTTAACAAACTTTTTTAAAACTTTAATTTATAAATTAAAGTTTATTTTGCACAATTGGCTTGTAAATCCGTTGTGTACACACGAGAAAACATACCTTTGTATGGCAAAAGCTCGTATCGATAATGCAAATGGGCTGAAATTGTTTTTTTCCATACACCAAACTTGTTTACATTATAACTTCCAGGACATTGCACTACAACAGTAGCGTTTCCATCATTGTCTGTCATTGTTGTTCCCATGTTTGAATAATCATCATATGCTACAAATGGATCTGCAAAAATACCCTTGTTTGGCTTTGCTGCCCAATACAATAATTTTACATTTGCAGGCAATTTGCTCATTGTCACTCTTACTAAACCATCCTTGCCTTGTGGAGTATTTGAAACTGGAAAAACACACTTTCCTAAAAATGGCAAGTAAAAATCGCGTTTAAATGCCAAGTACACTACCGCAAATACTACTGCGATACTTGTATAATCACGCGTTATCATAACATATCTAGTACTAGCTGTTAATAAAATGAGCTTGGCAATTAAATCTGTTTTCATGTCTTTTTATATTATAATACTAGTTTTATAAAATATTTATTGACAATAAGTAGTGACTACAAAACAAAAATGATTAGTATCAAAAGTGATTTAATACAAAATATGTACGACTTGTCACCATACAATTTGCTTTCTGATATCATCGTTGCTATAACTGCTTATCTTTTTTATCTAACGATGCCATCTGATTCACTCTTTAAAATATTTGGAATCTTTTTTCTTGTTCTTTTAACACGATATTTTATCTCGGTTATGACTCTTATGCAAAATGAATCTTATCCCAAACACAAAAAACACTTTCAAATTAATGCATACATTGCACTGTTTACTATTCTTATCATGTCATATAATACTACAGTATTCGCTAAATTTGTAATCGTATTGCTTTATAGCATCATGAATATTCTTATGAAAAATACTTTTACAAACGATGCCATTTTTACAATCTTGTTAACTATAACTTTCTACACTTCTATGAGAACAATTCCTGTTAAAAATAATGTTGAGTAGGTTTATGAGCTCTATTCTTAATTACGTTTCTGTAGGTATTCTGTGCTACCAAAACAAAACAACCATCGATTTCAAAAACAAATTTGTTGATGAACTTCTCGGCGATAATAGTCACTACATAGAATCCGTCCATAACGACTTTAAAGATGCCGAATCCTCATTGTGGAACAACTTTTTTGATCATAATCAAATATCAAATAGTGAATGCCAAATATACTCCAAAAAATTAAAAGAGTACCTGTGGATGCAAGTACAACGTACACTCATTGTATGCAATGGTGTTCACAAATTCATGATTACATTATTAAATATAAATGAAACCAAAAAACTTGAAATCAAATTGATCAATGAAACACAACAAAAAGAAGCGGCATACAACCACAATTCTGCCTTTCTCACAAACATGAGCCACGAAATAAGAACACCACTCAACGGAATCATAGGTATGCTTACCTTGTTAGAAGACACTAAAATCTCAAGCGATCAAGAATCTTATATCAACATGATTAAAGAATGCTCCTACAATTTAATGACTATTATAAACGATATCCTTGATTATTCTAAATTGGAAATAGGTAAAATACTTTTAGACATCAAACCCATGAGCTTGCAACAATGCATAGAATCTACAAACGATATCATTCTATCCAAAATTTATGAAAAATCACTCGAATACAGTTACATTATCCAACAAGATGTTGACGATTTTATTCTAGGAGATAGTAATCGTATTAAACAAATCCTTCTTAATCTATTGAGTAATGCTATCAAATTCACTGACAAAGGAACAATATTCCTAAGTATCAAAAAAATAAACTTTACTGAATATAAATTATTACTTTCTCAAAAAAATTTAGAACCCTCCACATCAAATGACATTTTCCTTCGCTTTGATGTTACTGATACAGGACATGGCATAGATCCAAACGATAAAAATAAACTGTTCAAATCTTTTACTCAAATTCAAAGTAAACTTTCACCTAAAATAAACCAAGGTACAGGCCTAGGACTTGTTATAGCTAAAGAACTAGTAGAACTCATGGATGGTGCAGTGTGGCTTGAATGGAGCACTGTGTCTATAGGATCTCAGTTCTCTTTTGTCATTAAAACACAATCCGTTGAAAATACAAAGTATATATCTATGAATGAAAATGTTCTTCTTAATGCATCCGTCCTTATTCTTGACGATAACTTGTTCAATAGAATAAGCCTGTCGGGTATGGTGTCTAAATGGGGAATGAAGGCTTATGTCTTCAGCAATGCCGAAGAAGCTCTTCATTTTACAAAAATCACACCATTCGATATTGGATTAATTGACATTTGCATGCCAAAAATAGATGGAACAACGTTTGCATATAAATTGAGACAACAAGACGAGTTTAAAAACAAATTTTTCCCGCTTATTGCTTTGAGCAGTATTGGAGATAAATCGGAATCTATCTCTTCTGTTTTTAAAGGTCACATATCAAAACCAATCAAGGAAAAACAATTAAAAGCACAATGTATAACATTCTTAAGTGAAGAACACCCTACTTCGAATGCTAGTAATCATCTTGATAAAAAAATAGAATCTTGCTTCTTAGACTTTAAAGAAGAAAATGTTAGAATCTTGCTTGTCGAAGACATTTTTATCAATCAAAAAGTCATTGTAAGTTTTCTCAACAAAATCGGATTCAATAATGTCGTTGTTGTTGATGATGGGCAAAAATGCCTAAATTCCGTTTTTTCAAACGACTTTGATATTATTCTACTTGATATAAGAATACCAATAAAAAATGGAGAAGAAGTGTTTCATGATATTACCGAATACTATAAAATACATACAACAAAGAAAAAACCATATATTATTGCCGTCACCGCATACTGCTTGAGAGGTGATAAACAAAAATATTTGGACATGGGCTTTGATGATTATATCCCTAAACCAATTTCCTTTAGTAATCTCTCATTTTGTATGCATGCGTTCACTGAAAACCTTCTTAAAGAGTAATTTATATACAGGATCTAAATTTAATTCAACACCAATCGAATTGTCTACAATAACATCGTAATATGAGTTTGGTACCTTGTCCAAGTCACATTCTGATTTATGGCTCCGCAATTTATCCAACACCCGTTCATCAGACTTGCTCTCACTTATAAGCCGTGCCATGTTTCTATCTTGCGCTTCAACCTTTATAACGATTCCGCCCTTTGACTTGATGTACTTTAACTCGTTCTCAAAACGAACATCGCATACAATCACATTGGAAATACCTCTTTTGCTAAATATTTGCATCCAATTGTCAAAATACTTGATCCAAATATCTTGACCATACACGTCTCTGCCATGCTCCGTCCCCTCTTGTTGTAACAACGTTCTGGTGGCATTCGTCTTTTCAACAAACACATCATCATATGGAATGTCATTCTTTGTCATGACATTTACTTTTATTTGATCTGCAAATGACAATTGAAAACAATGACTCGAAATCTTCTCTATGTAAGGTATAATATAGTTCTTTGCAATGTAATCCTTTCCACAACCCATCTTTCCAGTTAAACCAATCAATACCATGTTGTTTCCCTATTTGCTTTAAACAAAATTCATTTTTAAATCAATTTTACAAGTCACTCAACAACTCCTTTGCCATTATTATCTCCAGTTGAAGTTTGCAATTGAATGAAGACGATTGCGTAGACAAATCCTGACATGACTTGAGTTTCTTCAAAACGTGGTCTAAAAATACAGATACTGCAATACCCTTGTTGATTTCCTGATTGTATTTGTTTTCTAAATGTTTGTATCGCTGCAAAGATATACTATTCAAAACTAAATGGTCATATTGTTGCTTCATTTCGTTCATGCTTTCAATTATAGCATTTTCTTTGTAACTTTCTTCCAATTCTTTGTACTTTTTTTCTAATTCCTTGTAGCTTTGTTCTAATCCCTTTTGCCTTGCATCTAAAATTTGATACTCTTCATCTAATATCTTGTTCTCCTTGTTCAATCTCTCATTTCGTCCTTTTAACATCGCTTGACTTTCTTCAAGTAATTTGTAACTTTTCTCTAGTATTCCAAAACTTTCTTGTAGCGTTCCAGACATCTTTAATTAGTTCCAAGTAAATAATTTTACATAAATCATTCCCATTCTAATTTACTACACTTGTCATGTTTTGAATCATACAACTTTAAAAACATATTCTTTAATGCAGAATAATGGGGCTTTTCATCAAAATCTAAATTTCTTGCATATTTTAAAAAAATAGTAAACTCTCTAGGCATGTCCTTGCATAAATCCTCGTCTGACATCTCTTCCTTTTTCTCCCCAATCATCTTGTACCTTTCCGTCTTGTCTTTGTGTTTAATGCCTTGCCAAGGTAATTTGCCCTTGTATAAATAAATCAAAATATAACCAATGGCTTCTAAATCATCCTTTCTAGACTGTTCCTCGTTCTTATGCGCTGCTATACTTGCATATCGAGCAGTCCCACAAAATTTTCTCGTTTTGGCAAACTCTATGTGTTCACCACTCTTTTTAATATACCTTTTTGCTAAACCAAAATCAATGCAAAATAAACGTCTTTTTTTGTTTCCCAATACAAAATTATCCGGTTTCAAATCTCTATGAACAAACCCACACATATGTATGTACTTTATAATGTCTATCATTTCTATCGCTAACAAAATAATTGTGTTTATTTTTAAAGTTTTATGCTTGCCAATGATTGATTCCAAATTCTCGCCCAACAAATCCATCACAATTAACTTTTTGTCTTTGTGTCGTGTAACCTTCATGTTCGCAATACCATAATCCCTGCTATTATCGCTCTTTTCAATCAACCTTTTATAAACTCGCGCCTCGTCTAACAATGATTTTGATCCATCTCTCTCCTTTGTTTGTATAGGTATCTTTAACGCCACTAAATCATTTGTCTTTTTGTTCTTTGCCTCAAATACATCACCAAAAGAACCGGAACCAATGTACCGTGTTATACAATATTTGTTCATGTCCTTTCCTACCATTTCCATTAAATGACTATTGCTCATAGCAAACCTTGATTTATTTCTATATTATTATTATTAAAAATAACCTTATTTCTAAATTATCACTTTTTTACACAAAGGACACACATTTGTCGAAGACAACCACACATCAATGCATTGCATGTGATATTCGTGATTACACTTTAACTTTCGCATAATGTTGTTTCCTGGTAATGTCATGTCTTGACAAATTGCACAAAAACTAGATTTATTACATACAAATACTTGTGTGTTGTTTATTAATTCCAATAAAGTTGGGCTTTCGTGCAAATTGTACTCTTGTACTTGTACTTGTACTGGTATAGACTCGTACGTACTCCTTGAATGGCATCGTCTCACATATTCTCCATAAGCCAATCGCCTTGCTCTGCCAGGAACAATAGGCAAGTTATTCATTTATTATTATCATTTATATAAAATAACATTTATATAAACTAAAGTAACAATATACAATTTTTATTTCAAAATATTGTTTGTATGACACAACGTTGAACAAATCGTTTTAAAACATCTTCCATCTAAAGCTCTTTGTGTTGGTAAAATTGAAGTTGTAGGCGTCATTGAAGTTGTAGGCGTCATTGAAGTTGTAGGCGTCATTGAAGTTGTAGGCGTCATTGAAGTTGTAGGCGTCATTGAAGTTGTAGTTGCCGAAGCGTCTGAACACAAGTCGTATAATGTATTACTAATTTTACCCCCTGGACAATCCCCAAGACATGCAGGGCCTTTGTTATCTAAAACAGCTTGGCAAAGAGCTTTGCAATCGGGAGTACGGCTACTTGCTACCATACAACCTCCTTCTGTCCAAAAACATATACCCTTACTATCATTGCATTTCCACTCTCCTGCATCACTATGCTTTGTAGAATCTCCCTTGTCACTACAATATGCCTGAACAGATGTCCATCCTACTTCTCCTTTTCTCGTCCAATAACCTTCATTCGTATCGTAATAATCATACAACAAACTCATGTTTTCTGTTGCCCCTAAATCTGTAAAAGGACAATAATAACCTTCACCAAGAACAATTGTAACCATTGATACAAGAAAATTCAATAACATAAACATATTAGGTTCTTAATCCGTTTGTTTTTATGTTTTTAAATAAAAATTTAAAGAACGAGATATCCAACTTTTACAACACCATTTAGGGCGTCCGTCCAACTGCCATTTCTCAAGGATACAGAAAATGAGCCTTGAGTAATGCTTTGAACACGTACACTAGGCGCCCCTTGATTTCCACTATAATTTACAATGTTTGCTAGAACAACACTTTCAGGCTCAACGTGACTATTGCTAACTGCAAACAAAGCTGTTCCATTTGTTGTAAGAGTTGTGCTTACAGTTGAAATAATACCAGCCGATGCATTAATGCTTACAGCAGTTGAAATATTTGTTAATTGACCAACCGTGGCCTTTGTTACATTCACTTTATTAAGCTCAGATAATCCACTAACTTCTAAAGCGCCATACTTTTTAAAAACCTTTGACATTTTATTTTATAACATTAGCATACAAAATAAAGTTTTGCCAAAAGTTTAAAGATAAGTTTTCATTTAATTTTATTCAAATGCTTACAAAGGCACTCATTAAATATTACACATATATATTGTCTGTTCAAAAATGTCATATTGATTCAGATTACACTATTCACGGACTATGGGTTGATTATGCAAGAGGTGGATACCCACAGTTTTGTTCAAAAAACCCTTTTAACATTTCAGATCTTGCACCAATTTTACCAAAACTTAATACGAATTGGAAAAGTTGCTGGGGAAATAATGAAGATTTATGGAAACACGAATGGGATAAACATGGAACCTGCATGGGACCTCATTTAACAGTTTCTCAGTATTTTAATCTTACACTCCAGCTTTTTGATGAATTGATTCCATTCTCAAGCTGTAATAAAAAAGAATGCTTAATACAAGTTGATGTAGAATCGCGATTTACTTAAAATAACAAGTTATATTTGTATTTTATCCGACAAATACTTGTAAAAGAACCCATTGTACATCACATTTTTTTCAAGTGCTTTTTTCATTTGTAGCATTGTAATTTATATACATATATTCCCGGCGCAGACACCCCGTAGCTACTCTCGGAGGCGACTGTGGTAATATCGCATCATGCTATGGTCCGAATGCTCCCCTCTGCCGAATATTATCTATATATACAATTTGGTTATGTACCATTGTTGTTCTTTGTTTGTAAATTCTTCATTCAGTTTATCATAGCTAGATGGTATGATAAAGTTGTTAGTTGACAGTCTTCAATACTTTCAAAGTTGCACTTGCATCTTCAAAACTTCGTCTACCAGACAAGAAGTCTAGTGCCACATTAATTTGTGGGAGTTTATACAAACATGACTTGGTTTTATATCCAGTAAAAGGTAATAAAAACAATGTATATTTTCATTTTTAAATAAATTAATTTGAGTAAGCAAGGCCGCCCCGCGGCATCTTCTTTGTTTCCAAAGAAGGCGGACTATATCTTAAGAAAACCTAGACGATTTCCCCAACTCCATTTAGTCTCTGAACCTTCTTCCACATAATTTTGGAAGCTTGGCTGCAGGTTGTCCAATCCTTGACGTTATTACCATTGGGCGCAACACTATTCGTGCAACGGCGACACTTACTAAGTCGCATTCGGCTATTAACCGAGTTCTTTTTACATCGTCTTATGTAAAAATGGTAGTCAAGGCTCTAAGGAGTTTCCCGCAATTTGAAGTTGTCGCAGACCTTTTTAAAAGTCTACTAGTCAGTTATATAACAGTAATGATATACTGTCCTTGAATTTTCACTGTTTTCCTTGCCAAGTATATCAAAGAACTTAGCAAGCAGCTGACTGTTTGGCACAGGTGATATAAAATCTTTATGCCAGCCATCACTCTAAGCACGTTATAATTAACGGCAAAGACCTTGAGCTTTCCAGTGTTATCGGAAGCAAGAGTCGTGTTCATTTGCAAAGTAGCATTGTCGATTCTGGACATGTTGACCGTGCCTGAAGGTTGATGAGCCTCGGGGTTGAGAGCAAATGAATAGACGTAAATTCCGTTAGCATCTGGAATGCGAGTGTGATGCTGATAAGGTTGAACAAGAGAGAAATAGCCAGATTTGCGCTCGCTAAATCGGTCATGTCCATTGAGTTGGAGCTTAGCAGTGGTGAGAATGTGGCTACCACTATCTGCATAATCAAAGGGCTGGACAGCATCGTCAAGATGGAATACCCAAATAAGCTCCTTGCAAGGGTGGTTGAGAGCAAGCTTGCTCTTGACAGCAGAGTTGGAGAATGATTCAGCTCCAGTGTACTGTAATTGTTCAATCGTTGGCCGGCTAACTGTAGTTGGTATCCTACGTTTTAACCGCACCTTACCCCACCTTTCGATGTATTTATAGTTGCGAATGGCAACTGGGACTAGACTATATCTTAAGGGAACGTTTGTTCCCCCATTATCATTTAGTCGTTGAACCTTATTCTTGAGTGATTAAGTTGCTCATTAAACAACAACATATTTCTTACCATTTGGAAAAATTAAGCAGTAAATATATCCCATCGGATATTTCTTTTTAATAGCAATAAATCTTTAAATCACTTTTAGAATCTTGGCTGCGGATTGTCTAATTCTTGACATTTTTACCATCGGGGTCGGCTATTAACCGAGATCCTCTTGATTGTTTCCAAAAAAGAGTGGTAGTCAAGACTAGCACAAATCACTTCTGTGATTTTGCACTGGAAGCAAGGCTTCCTTAAGAGTTTCCCGCAATTTGATAATGTCGCAGATACATAATGTTGCTTTTACTCGGTGTGGATAAAAACTGGGAGGCGGTTCACACCAAATAACATACATTAATGTTCTACTAGCAACAGTATACAACCTGTGTTACGTTCGTTACGTGTGTAGGTTGTGCAGAATACAAACAACTTTTTCTCAACACAGTGTCTGCATGTGCTGAGGTGGTTACTTTTTTCCTCTTAAACAAAAGGTATTCATGTTGAACTTGCGCAAATTGGCGACGCTCATCGGTATCAAGGTAGATGTAATCAACATACAGTGAAGCATTCGTGAATGAAGGAGTGGCAGCAGTGGCACCACCCGTAAGAATGTAACAAGAAGATGCAGCAGCAAATGTAATGTTGAATTTAACTTCATGATATTGGAGAGCGATAAGTGGTAAGGCGAGACCAGGGTTTCTACAGAACCAGAATTGAAGAGGAACGTAAAGGGTATAAGCAGCATGGGTATCAGCATCTGCGTTAAGAGCAGCAACATCACCAATCATCTCCTGGTAACCTTCATATTTCTCATCAGTTTGGGTAAGCTCGTTCCAGATCTCGAGCCAGTCACCGTAGTGCTTGTCAATGACTTGGCCACCAATTTCAATGGAAACCTCGTCAATGATAGCGTGACCAAGCTTCTGAACCCACTTGACGGAACCAGTGGTTCCATTAGTGTTGTTGAGAGCAGGGAGCTCAACTTGAAGATAGACTTTGTGAATCAAATCACCGTTGCGAGAAACGGTGCATGAAACCTTCTTTCCAAAATCGACAGTTCCGTTAAACGTTTGCTCGATACTTTCTTGAGCAAAATTGGTGTGTCGTCTGTACACGCGGAAAGTCTAACATATTTCTATGCCAGCCCGACTATATCTTAAGGGAATCTTTAATATTCCCCCACCGACGTCTAGTCTGTGAACAGCACTCGTGTGTACTCTGTGTACATTTAGAGCTTGGCTGCGGATTGCCCATTTCTAAAGTGCTTTTAGCACTTTTCATACGAACGACTTTTACCATACCCGAGAATATCGGCCAGAGGCATGTTTCCATAACCTCCTTGGTGCGTCATATAAATAATGAATTAAAAGTTGCTGCTAATTGTTGTTGCTTTGATGTAATGTCCATTTATGAAAGAATCTAATGGTTTATTTTTTTCACACTTTGTGCATTTCTTTGTTAAACTGTTATTCAACATTTGTAATTATATCAAACACGCAACATTCTTTAAATTCATTTTATATTTTATACGTCTTTAGGGTGTTCCCGCATTTTGACGGTGTCGCATATAGGTGAAAAATATGGATAAAAACCATGGGGTGGCGTCATATTATCCCTATATACTAGCAGAATATTTCACGTTCTACTTTGTAAGGCCATTGTTACATAACCTTGAAAAAAGTGATCTGAGGGTTACCTGTAAGGTAAATATCTTGCATAATCAATATAATTTCTTATATTGGCAGAGTACACCTTAAGGGTTTTCAAGTTTGGCAAACTTTCATTAAACCCCAACTTCCGTCTACTCGTTGAAACTTTATCTTATATCTGCCTTACTTAAATATGTTAATGCATTTTGGAGTTTGTCTTGTATACTGGAGTTTGACCAGTATCCATTAAGACTCGCATAAGCATTACATATTCAATTTTTTCAATATAAGATACTTGTCTGCGGATTGTCCAATCCTTGGCGTTTTTACCATTGGGTACGGCCATTAACCGTGTTCCTTTAAACCATTTCTGATTTGAAGTGGTAGCCAAGGCTCTTAGGAAGTTCCCGCACTTTGGAAGTTTCGCAAATCAACAAGGTTGATTCACTAGCCAACCCGTTTTCCACGTAGTGGCAGATTGACTTTAAGCACCCAAGATATTTCTAAGCGCCATCAGTGTTTCCCATTCCTTTCGGTATAGGCTGGACTATACTTTAGATCTTTATCGTTGTTACAACTAAGACCCATTTCCGTCTAGTCTCTGAACCTTCTCCGTGATTGAATATTGGATTATATATCCGTCAATTTTAGGAGCTTGGTTGCGGATTGTCCATCTGAACAATTATGTTTTTATAAACAAAACTGTCCTATTCTTGACGTTTTTACCATTGGGCGTAGCACGAGTCGTGCTACGGCGACTAAAGTCGCGTACGGCTATTAACCGTGTTCTCTTACTTCTTTTCAGAATAAAGATGGTAGTCAAGACTAGCACAAACCACTTCTGTGATTTTGCACTGGAAGCAACGCTTCCTAAGGAGTTTCCCGCAATTTGGAAATGTCGCAAGTTTGCCTTTACGCAAACCCACTAGCAACAATGTTTTCCCACTTCAAGTGGCATTGTTACTCTTTCGCTCTAGGCATACGCTTAAGCGACTAATTGCATAAGTCCGCCTCCCATGTTTGTATTGTTTTTATACCTTATTTAAAGAAAAAAAAATTCCCTAATTGAACTTGAAATATTTAATAAAATCACTCTCTTGTTATACAGTGTTTACAAAAAACAATTTTCTCTCCATATGTTTATAAGAATCTAAATGCAGTGCTTTTTATTTATTAAACAATTCTTATCTAAACTAAAACTCTTTCAAAACTCACCGCCACAACAGCAAAGCTCAACACAACAACAGCAAAGCTCAGCACAACAACAGCAAAGCTCAACACAACAACAGCAAAGCTCAGCACAACAACAGCAAAGCTCAGCACAGCAAACTACACAAGAACAACTTGAAAATGTCATCTCAGATGTCGTCGAAGAAGTTGTCACTTATGTTAATGAAAATATCAAAATAAGCCAAAATACACTAGAAGCTTTCCCTCCTTTACAAGAATAATGACTACCTTTACAAGAATAATAACTATTTCGCTAATTATTATTCATCAACCATTTCATAAATCCATTTGCTACACTTACATTCATTACAACACTACTATTTGATGCTGTACCATTCACATCTACCCACGAACTTAATTGAGAACTCCTTATAGGATTCCCTACAACATGCTCTTTTAGCCCCGGATGTGCTTCCTCACATGTACTGCTTTTTAATCTCTCAGACATTTCATTCATAACAGGTTTGTATTGAATCAATAAAGCGTGAAATTGTTCCATAGAACATCTTTCCGCAGGATCAATTTTGAGTAAACACAATACAAGCTTCTTCATGGAATCTATCACCTTCATTTTTGCAATTTTTTCATTAATATATATCTGAGCATCACTCCTCCTGAAAAATGATTCTAGTTCTCGTATATTGCACACGTTTGGAAATGGCAAGGCACACATGATTAATTCATATAAACATAACCCAAAACTCCAACAATCTACTTTGCTACTATAAAACGTGTCTTTGTTTCTTGAAACGTTTGTTTTTTGTCTTTTGTATGATGTAAAGTTTTCAAGCTTTTTCATGTTCATCACTAATTCTGGAGCCATATAATATGGTGTTCCACATAACTTGAAATACTTTTTACACAAAACATCACTTGCATCATATTCATCTCGTGCAGATAAATCATAACATGAAAACCCAAAATCTGAAATCTTGAACATGACCTTGCTCGCCGTTTTTGAAATTAAAATATTGTGCGGCTTAATGTCCCTATGAATAATGTTGTTCGTGTGCAAATACAAGAGTCCGCTCGATACTTGATGAATAAATGCATCGACAAATTCAAAAGACAATTTTACTTCCCTTTTCAAATAATCATATGCGTCACCTAATTCACAATACTCCATGTGAATCAAAAATATTTGCCCAGAATATGTAAAATTATAAAACTTTATTATATTAATATGCTCAATCATCTTTAAAATCTCAATTTCACTTTTGATCAATTCAGTTAAACGATTTTCATAATACTCGTACTCTTGTGTGTTTTCAAACATGTTCTCCTTGTATGGTGTAATATTATACTGCACCGGAGACTGTGAGCTCGGTACCTTTTCGCTATTTAATGCCACATACTTGTATACTAAACTTTTTATATTAATTTCCTTTATAATAAAGTAATCTTGATTCTTCATGATGCCAAATAAAGACTCTGTGTTGTTTTGACATAAATACACGATTGAAAAAGCACCTTTGCCAATCTGCTTTATTATATTAAAATTGTCCACATTTGACATTCAATCTCCTTAACTACTCTTTTTAAAATAATAATTCAAGAATGTCCATAACTCGCAAAAAATGACCTCGCACTTTCATATCCCTTTTGTATCATTCTCATTTTCTCCTCTTTTGATAACGAAAACTTTAATGTATGCGCTACATCTCCGCTTTGCACTCTCAACGTCTGCTTGTTCATGTCCTTGTTACCATGCATAACTTCATACTTTTCCCTATGTATCAAAAAACAGTTAATCACGTTGTATATATATGATTCAAATCCAGATATGTTAACAAAAGACGATTCTTCGTGATCTAATTTAATTCCTAAAACACTTGAAATATTGTCTTTGAAATGTTCAATCGGATAAGCATTTATTAAACCTCCATCTACATAAATGTTGTCTTGATGTCTCTCAATAGTAAACACAAAAGGAATACTGATAGATGATCTAATTCCTGTAGTTACTTTCATATCCGGTTGAGTTTTATAATTGAAAATTTCATATGTGTACTTGCTCAAGTTAGTTACACATACTTGAAATTCAATCTTGCTCAATTCATATAGTTCCCTGAACGTTACATCTTTGCTTATTCCTTTTTTTATCAACAAAGTCTCAATCCATGTCATAATATTGTTACCAGTCTCTATTCCATATAATGTTAATAAATACGATACATGCACATCTTTTAATCTACTAAAATTTTTGTCTAATATCTCCTTCATCATTTCTTGCGAATTATACCCTAATATGTACATTAACCCAAAGAGCGTACCAGCAGAAACACCACATACAGTCGTAATGTTTAATTTATTGGGAAACAACTCCTCCATTCGCTTGAATACTCCAACATACGAAACGCCTCTTATCCCTCCACCGGAACAAATTAAGGTTGTTATGTCCTTTAACATTTAACTTACAATACTTACAATATATTTTACTTGATCCTTAAACAAATATATCCCTGTAAAAGGTGTCTTGTATATCCATCAACTCATACACTCGCTCCGTGAAACATTCGTCGTTTAAATAAACCATCAATTTGAAATTGATTAAACTCGTGTCGTGTATATCCTCCAAATATGCCATAAAATACTTTACTTTACTTTCTTCAGTCTCAGAGTTGAAATACAACACAAACTCTCTAATCAACTTTGTCGCATCTAAAACAACATCGCCGTAATCATTGATAACACTACAATGCACTATTTTGTTTTTATCACGTAGACAATGCATTAAATCCTCCATTTTCAACTTTCTATTCTCGCCTTTCATGTTCACTATATTAACGTTGAATGCTTTCTCATTATACACTACCTTGTAATGCGCAATAGAAAAATTTGCTTTATTCGTTGTGTATGTGTGTTTAATTTTATCCACTGTGCTTCTAAATTGTTTCTTTGCAAATACATACAACCTCAAAGTTATAAAAAACATCGCAATCAATAACCTAAAATAAAATCTTCTAAATACAAATGCAAACATCAAAACTCCGACTCCAAACAATAAAAACATGCTGAAATTTAAAAACATAGATTACTTTATTTTTAAATGGACTTCTTTGCATTAATTGATCAAAAGTCTCAAGTTGAAAAACCAAGTGCTGTCATGAATATGGAGTTTAAACACATCCAGCAAGGCATGTTTGTAAGAATTATTTATTTGCCTAAAAGCCAATTGAATGTCTACAAGGGTTACAAAGGAGAAATAAAAGAGTACAAACAAGGGAAAAATTATGCGTTAATTACTTTGTTAGGTGTTTTAAACTTTCCTACTATAAAACTTCCCCTAGACCATTTTGTTATTGACTCTAGTTAGTTAGCTATAACATTATCATATTTTATCGTTTGATTCGTGTGTAAAATGTTTGTCAACCCCTTTGTAAACGTTTTAAACCCTTGTAATTTATCATTCTTTTCCATATTAACTTGTACATCAATGGGTGATTTGCATATGTTGTAAAAACATTCGTGCTTTGATGGCTGTTTGTTCAATAGTATTAATGATACATTGTGTTGAATGTTTTTAATGTAGCCATTTGATATATAAAAAAACCAACTTTCGTTCTTGGATTTTAGTTTCAGCTTTTCATACATTTTTATAAATGTCATTAGTCCTCTTTCAATAATGTCACAATCATTATTCGTGTACTCTATACACACATCTTCTAAAACATGCAGTGTATATTTTTCTTCTTTGTGCAGCTGCGTTTCCAAAAATATTTTTAAGCATTTCACTAAACTTTCCCTATCATATTCAGACGTCATTTGCATTACAAAATATACATCCAACTCTTTTGTATCACTCATTATAACTTTACTGTATAATCTTTATTTCATTTTTTAATTTGTTTGCATATACTAAGTTGAAAATGAAATCAAAATTGCCCCAAAACATCGACTATACTGTTTATCATGGGTCCAGCGGAATGAGTACAAAAGATTGGGGGCCATCAGCTTGGTCATTTTTGTTCATGTCTATTATGGGCAGATACCCTGTAAAGATTTCTAAAAATGTCAAAGAACATCTTGTCATCAAAAAACACTTTAAACATTTGTTGATTTCTTTGAAAGATATATTGCCATGTGTTTTTTGTAGAAACTCGTTTAAAACCTTTTTAAAAGAACTTCCCATTGAACCCTTCCTTGGTGGAAGAATGAAGCTCATGTTTTGGCTTTATTTAATGAAAGACAAAGTCAACAAAAAGCTTATAAAACAAGAACAAGACTGCCTTGTAGACGAAAAAAAACGCCTTAAAGATCTCTATTATAACAAAATGATCACCAAGCAAGAGTATCGTGACCGTCTTTTGCAATTTAAAAAATCAACTTTCAAAACTATACCTTCTCCACCGTTTCAAGACGTTTTAAATCAGTATGAAAAGTATAGAGCTAAATGCAGCAAAAAAGCAAAAACATGTTCACGCAAATAAAAAATATTTACTTTTACCAATATGAAAGAACTTATTGGTAAAACTATATCTAAAATTTCATCTTTCCTTGATTACTCTACATGTAGTATCCCAGAACATCGCCCACTGCTGACCATGACTGACGGGACTCAATATTATTTTGATGGCTATAAATGGGTCGTCATAAAACAATTACAATAAAAGTTAAACATTGCCAACCTCTAGTTGTCTTCTTCCGGAACCTGCAGGCTTCTCAAAACTACTATTGAGAAAAGGTGACACGCTTTCTTTTGGAATGGGTGGAGCAGAACGCAAGTCGTGATATGGAATTTTGTTGGATTGCATTACTGTATTGATTCCAACATGATAGCCGCTTACTAAAAAGTTTTGTTCCTTTAACAACTTTGATACTGGGTTTTGTTTAGCAAAATCGTTTGCATCATCATACTTGGGCAATAAATCGTCCGCATTAAGTTGAGATTTGTCCTCTTCTACAGCTGGCTCAACTGGCTCAACTGGCTCAACTGGCGCAGCCTTTGGTGCTTCCACTTGTGGCATTACAACTTCGGCAAATTGAGGAACGTCTTCGATGGCAACAACATTTTCTAAGCCTTCTGATTGTGTATATTTAAAGACTAAATAAATCCCAATAACAACTATCAAAACTTGAAGCATAGAGTTTGTTTGAACTTGTTTGATAACATTTGAAAACATTGCGTCTCTATATTTTTAATATAGTATAATAAAATATTTTTTTAATTTTGAAAAAAAAATCAATTAATGGAAGACTCCAAAACTTCTTACGAATCTCATGAAAGTGACTCTCACTCTGATTCCATTAGTAACTATTTAGATGCCATTCTTGACCTTTACTATGCCCTTTTAGAAAGGTTATCCTTTAGTCCCTTATTCCTTTTCTCAATCAAAAGCACCGATCTTACAAATTTTATTGAAAACTCCATAGACTTTCAAAATGACTCTTTGTTTTCATCATATCAACAGTATTGTTTATTACATAAAAAAAAATACAATGACTTTATTCATGAATACAAAAATGAACTTTTTATTTCATTCAACATGGTTTCAAACTTTCTTGTCAAATCATTAAAATCTCCATTGTATATTAAAGAACGGCATTGGGCAATGTTTTGTTTTAATTTTACATAACTCTCGGTTCATTCACTGTTTTTTTATTTGTGTTAAAGAAACAATGATTCTAGCTATTGATATTGGGCTTAAAAATCTTGCTATGTGTGTAATGGATCTTGATCATACTATTCATTTATGGAATACATTCAACACTCTGCAAGAAGAAGAACATAAATGCACTGGATTGCTAAAAAATGGGCGGTTATGTAATAAAAAAGCAAGCTTACAATACTTAGACAATACTTTTCGGCATTATACGTGCAAAACTCATTTCCCAAAAACACAATTTACAAAAATCAACTACAAAGAAAAGTCTGTAAAAGATTATCTTTTGCAAGATATTGCTAGAGTTGTCTTGCAGACCATGAATCAAATTTTGAATGACAATAATGCATTGTTCCAAAAAATTGACCAAATCATCATTGAATTGCAACCAAAAATAAACAATAAAATGAAATTCGTCAGTCATTTGATTTTTGGAAAATTAGTTGAATTGTGCCCACATACAACTGTTAGATTCGTAAGAGCTGCTCATAAACTAAAAGCTTATCAAGGCCCAGACTTGTCTTTAGAATGTAAACTTAAAGGTGCTTATGCAAAAAGAAAGTGGCTGAGTATTCAACACACAACATGGTTCCTTACTCATTCTATTTTGTTTATGCAACACGCCCAATCTAAAACATGGTTAGATTTGTTTAACGCAAGTAGCAAAAAAGACGACCTTGCGGATTGTTTTCTCATGTGCATTAATGGAATATGCGGAATTCCACCAAAACGTAAAAAAAAGATACCCTCGTCATCACGCAAAAATTAAAATAATTCCATTGTATAAGTATGATTGTTAATGAGTTTGAAAAACTTTCATTGAAAAAGTTCAAGATTAAAAGTATTCTCCCAGATGCCACTATCTTGTGCCTTGGTAAAAGAAGAAGTGGAAAGTCGTGGCTTGTGCGAGATATATTCTATAACCATCGTCACATTCCATCAGGTGTCGTGTTTTCAGGAACGGAAGAAGCATCACCATTTTACTCTGACTTTATACCAGATTGCTTTATTCATCCAGAATATGACCCGGAAATTATTGACTCTCTCATGAACAAACAAAAACGTAAAATCAGGGAAGCAAAACAAACGAAAAAATCAGACACTGGTAAATTGCCTTCAAACAACATGTTTGTAGTCCTTGATGACATGCTCCATGATGCGCAAAACTGGAAAAAAGACAAAACAATCAAGAGTATTTTTTTTAACGGAAGACATTTCAACTTTTTGTTTATTTTGACTTTGCAATATCCACTCGGTATTACACCTGACCTTCGTAGTAATATTGATTATGTCTTTATATTTAATGAACCTTCAGTAAAAAATAGGAAAAAAATCTATGACGACTACGCTGGAATGATACCCAGTTTTGATCACTTTTGTAATATCTTGGACGCATGCACTCAAAATCATGAATGCCTCGTTATAAAAACTTCTGCAAACACATCAAGCTTAAAAGACCAAATCTTTTGGTATAAAGCTCAGTTTCACACCAATTTCCATGTTGGGCACCCCAAACTTTGGAAATACCATCAGCAAAATTACAATTCAAAATACGAAGAAGAAGCTGAAAACACAAAGATTGAAATTGATGAACTCAAGAAAAAATTTGCTAAAACCAGAAAGTTGAAAGTTATTGTTAGCAGATCAGGTGATGTGGTTGGATATCAGCACGACTCAGATTAACACAATGTCATAATAGGCCACTAATATAGCGTTCAACCTTTTTACAGTCTTTCTTAGTATCCAATTCTCAAAAATACTACTACTGCCGTATTTGTATTCTAAATCATTATGTCTTTTTATGAATCTTAATGATTTTATAATGCGATTCTTATGATGTTTCGGCCAATCCTTGTTTATTAACTCGTCTAATGAACCACGATCTAGTTTGCTTATGTACTGCATTGCAATTTACTTTACCTTGAGTTTTTTTCAATTTTCTATTAAATTGTTTTCAATCAAGTACGTGTGAGTCCTCCCTCCAATTTTTATTCTTCTTTTCGTCAAAGGATTAATCATCCATATTTTCTGGTCGTCGTCTGTGTTGATGTCGTGACGACACATTGGACATAGTTTATGGTTTTTTTCCACGTGATTTTTTAAACATTCTGCGTGAAAAGTGTGATTACAAACTGTTGTTGTAATTTCTCCATTACCGTCTGTTGTATCAAAACATATATTACATCTATAACTTGTTTCTATAAAACTCTTGAAATCCAACTCATTTCCTTTTATCTCTTTGTACTCCATATAGTTGTAAAAATTCTGCAAAATTGTAATAATCTGCTCATAGTTTATAATGTAATGATCAATCTCGAAACATCTTGTGTAGTATCTCTCTAATGTATACTGTTGCGCTAATATGTACAAATCCGTAAATATTCCCCCTATATTAACTAACAAGTAGTTGTGCATAAATTGCTTAAACATTTCTATCCTTTCGTTTTGCAAATATCTAATTAAACATGATATCCAGCTTTGATATAACACATATACTGTATACGATGGATCGTCCGCTCCTCCTGGCTCATACGTATATGGATTGTTATCAAGAAAAGAATGAAATGTGATCAAAATTGTCTCAATTCCCATACTAGATGTCCATTTCTCTAAAACATTGTCTCCCCAGGTGTTTAATATTGTCGAACAACATTTACCATCCTCATACATGTTTGGATGGATTCTTACACCATCATAATTGATAAAAGTTACATCTGGTGGTGAATACGGATAATCATCCGGAATCTTTATATCTAATCTTATAAACTTGTGCCTGTAAACACTATCATATGGCGCTTTTAATATTGCATGAACAATTTTTAAATTAGATTCATCAAAAAAAACCAAAAAGTCATTCTCCAAAAATTGTTTACTTTCTTGCTCAATATACAAATTTCTTAACTCTTTCAATAATCTCTTGTTAACATTCATTCCCTACTTGTATATTGTATTATAATCAATTTATTTTATTTAACCGCTAGCCTACCATCTTTGTACATTTCATATAATTTATTCTTTATCAAGGTCTCTTTATCTGGGGTCTTGGTTTTATTTAATCTTGGATCTTTGATGTAAATAATATTGTCTTGTAATTGTACAGACCAAATTAACTTTTGTTGTGGATTTGCCAACATTATATAATCAGGATAGCTCGTTTTAACTAAAAGTCCACCAGTACGATACTTTTTTGATTTTATATTTATGTACTTTATCCATGTCTTGTATACTGGCAAGTTTTCTAAAATCTTCTTGTCATTTATTGTTTTTAAAGGTATGCAATTTTTTAACTTTGAACGAATTTCATCTACTGTAAAGTTGTCTTGAACACTCCCCCCCTTTGGTTTTTTATACTTGCTCTTAGTAAAAGACTTGAATGCACCACCATCCTGCTGACTCGTAAACGTTTCCGTAAAAGTTCCACTGTCACTATCATTCGTTCCACTGTCACTGTCATTCGTTCCACTGTCATTCGTTCCACTGTCACTATCATTCGTTCCACTGTCATTCGTTCCACTGTCACTGTCATTCGTTCCACTGTCACTGTCATAGTCTTCATTGTTTGTGTCAGGATATTCAGTGGTAGTAGCACATGTACTTTGCTTCTCGATGATCAACTTTCTCCTCATGTTTTCTCTACAACAAGCAAACAAAAATATTATTTCTATTTGACTTGACTTTCTAATAATCAAAATACTAAAATATAAAGTATGTATAGCAATGCTCGAAGAGCTTTCAAACTATATCTATAATTCAATTTATCCAAAAGTAAACAAAATTGCTGATAGATTATGGCTTGGTAACTCCATGTCTCCCCTTGATGCAGATTTTATGTATTCAAACAATATCAATGTTCTTGTGAATTGCACACCAGATTTGCCATTTGGAAATTATACAGAAAACGTAAAAGCTTTTAGAATACCTGTTCATGATTCTCTGTTAGAAAAAGATTTGCTTCTTATGGAGAATTATTTTTCATTGTTAATACCACAACTCGTTACGCTTTATAATCAACATTCATCCAATATTCTAATCTTTTGTAGAATGGGGAAACAACGTTCTGCTATTTTTATGGCAGCACTTCTTTATACTCTTGTTAATCAAAACAAGTTTACTCTCCCTAAAAATAACTCAACTGTATTTCAATACATCCTTTCAAAACGCCCCCAAGCTTTTACGCACGGATATCGCATCAACTTTAAAAAATCATTTGATAGATACTTTAGTTTATAGAGATTTTTTTTGTTTTATATTTATAATGGAATATACAACTCAAAAGCGAAAAGAAGAATATATCAATTTTATGGAATACTTGCAGGTTCAAATGCACAAAAAAGATCCCCTTGGAGATTACATGTATTACAGTATATATGACGCATTCGATACGGAACCTTTATCAGAAGGAGTCGAGGGAAAAGTATACAAAACATTGTTCAAAATACCAAGTAAACTCTTTTCAACCATTGTTTTAAAAAGAGTCAATCTTAAATGTATCAAAAAAACTAAAGATATTTCCAAAGTCGTAATGAAAGCATCTGCTGCAAAGTTGTACGAATTAATTTACTCTACCAAACTCTTCAAATGCCCTAGTGTAATAGAACTTATTTCTCAAACATGCACAAATCAACTCATATTCCAAGGTATTTCCCCTCATTATTCATTAAACTATTATTGGGAGTATGATGAAACAGACAAAATCATCTCTTCATTCAATGAATATGCAAATGGAGCTGATTTTGATGATTGGAGCTCTAAAAAGCGCTCCGACAAAGAATGGTTTAATGCACTTTTTCAAATAATGTACGGATTAATTGCTATAAAACATCATTTCAATATGCTCCATACAGACTTTCATGCTAAAAATATTTTAATCCACAAGATACCACCAGGAGGATATTGGACATATGTCGTTGAGGGTGTGAATTACTATTTGCCAAACCTAGGCTTTGTTGTTTTAATTCATGATTTTGGGTTTACTTGGATTGACAAAAAAATGTATGTAAAATGGCAATATGAAGACACATTGTCATATACTACACGCAATGGAAAAGAATTTTATGACTTGGCATATTTTGTTCAATACACAGTCAATCATAAATCATACAAGGCTCCAAAATACTTTAAAAAAGTTGTCAATAATAGTTTTCCTAATAACGAGATTAGCTATATTTTTACAAAAGAATTCTATAAAACAAAGTACAAATATGATAAATCAAGCGACTACTTTGAAATTCTCAAAACTTATCCTAATGTTAAAGAAGATTTTGTAACAACTTCAACTCTCAAATCAAAACTCCATGATATCTTTTATAAAGGACTTTACTTTGACAAGTCTTCTAAAGCTACATTGAATCACAAAGATGTAACTTATGGTAATCAAGAACATCATACTGATAGCTCGTTCAATATTGAAACCTATTCCATCAACAAAGAATTCCGTAAAGATAAACTCCCTAAAGACTTGAAAACACTTGTCATATCCTAACCTACGCAAACACAATTACTCAATTTATGAACATCAATTTCATAAATTAACAAATATTATTATGACAAGAGCTACAAAAATCGTACCTAGCATTATTAGAAAAAAGTCGTCGGAAGTGTGCTGGTTGTTGAAGTGGTTTCAGTTGCTGAAGTACTTGTAGTTGCTGAAGTACTTGTAGGAGTTTCAGTTGCTGAAGTACTTGAAGTGGGTGTTGCTGAAGTACTTGTAGTTGCTGAAGTACTTGAAGTGGGTGTTGCTGAAGTACTTGTAGGAGTTTCAGTTGCTGAAGTACTTGAAGTGGGTGTTGCTGAAGTACTTGTAGGAGTTTCAGTTGCTGA